CTATTTGATGCGTAAGTCTAACCTAATTAGACATGAACGCACTGATGAAGACCTTGACAAAGATGTTTCTACGCAAAGCCCTCTTGTGACCGAAGAGAAACCAACAGATTCAAATGAATTTGACCCATTAAAGGGATAAATTTGTTGATTTTGACGTAACAGCTTATACTATTATTATACTGGGGAGTGAGAACACACTTTTGCTTCCCGTTTTATAAGCGGCCAGTGGCTGCTTGGTTTGTGACCAAAGGTGATTAAGATGAGTGAAGAAGAAACAGTAACCGATACAGTAGTTGAAAACGACTCAACCGATAATAGCAGTGAGTTGGCAACTTTAATGGCAGAAAATGCATCAATGAAGTCTAAAATGGACGAGTTGTTGACTGAAGCCAAGAGAGCAAAGCAAGCCAAGCGCGATATAGAGGCGGAATCAACGGCAGAAAGAGAGCGGGTAGCAAAAGAGCAGGGCGATTACCAACAACTACATAAATCAGCTCAAGAAAAGTATGAAAGTACGCTTACTGAGCTAGATAGTCTTCGTCAAGGCGTTGCAAACGAGAAGAAAAATAACACCGCATTAAAGTTAGCTGCTGACCTTGCAGACGGCGCAAATGCTGAGATTTTAAGTGAGTTTATTGGACGCAGATTGAAGTTCCATGATGACGGTGTTAAAGTTACAGATGCTAATGGAAGTCTAACCGTGTCTTCATTTGAAGACCTAAAGAATGAGTTTAAAAACGATGCAAGATACGCTGCATTGTTAAAAGGCAATCAATCATCAGGTGGCGGTGCTTCTGGTGGCTCAAATAGTGGCGGTGCCACAAAGGTAAGAAGTCGTGCCGAGTTTGAGGCACTTAACCCCGTTAAAAGGATGGAATTTGTGAAGTCCGGCGGAACTATAACTGATAATTGAAAGGTAATTTAACATGGCTAATAACATTACGGCACTTGTGCCAGACATCTACGAAGCACTGGACATTGTTTCCCGTGAACTAACGGGCATGATCCCATCTGCTACTATGAACGCTTCAGCAAACACTGCTGCTGTTGGTCAAAACATCCGAGTTGACGTTGAGCCTGTTGGTAACGTGTCAGACATTACTCCTGCGATGACCGTTCCTAACCCTACTGGCCAGACTTCTGGTTCTACCGACATTATCATCACTAAGTCCCGTGCGGCTGAGTTTGGTTTTAACGGTGATGAGCAGCTTGGTCTGCAAGGCGCTGGTTACCAGAATGTTCGTGCTGCTAAGATTGCGCAGGCAATTCGTGCAGTAACCAACGAAGTAGAGACTGATCTTTGTGCATTGCAGTCTACATTCTCTCGCGCATACGGCACAGCTGGCACTAGCCCTTTTGGCACTGCTAACGATTACACCGATGCTTCTAACGTATTAAGAATACTGAAAGACAACGGCTCACCGTTGCAAGATAACCAGCTTGTAATCAACACTGCTGCTGGCGTTAATCTTCTTGGCAAGCAAGCAAACGTAGCTGATGCTGGTAGCGACTCTATCTTGCGTCAAGGCGTACTGCTTGATGTAAATGGCATGCCTATTCGTGAATCTGCACAGGTTAATACTTCTGTTGCTGGAACTTCAGCTAACGCCGTAAGTGCTGGCGCTCACGTTGTAGGTCAAACAGCTATTACTCTTAAAGCTGCTGGTACTGGTACTATCGTTACCGGCGATGTAATTACTTTTGCTGGCGACACTAACAAGTATGTTGTTGCTGCTGGTGTTGCTGCTGTAAGTGGCGGAGCGTTGGTTATTGCTGCTCCTGGATTGCAGGTAGCTCAAGACTCTGGCGACAAAGCAATTACTATTACTGCTGCTTCTGCTCGTAACATGGCGTTTAACCGCTCTGCAATCGTTCTAGCTTCTCGCGCTCCTGCCCGTCCTTCTGAGGGTGACATGGCGACTGACGTAATTGTAATTACTGATCCTCGCTCTGGTCTTAGCATGGAATTTGCCATGTACAAAGGCTACAGAAAAGTTCGTTACGAAGTTGGTCTTGCTTGGGGTGTTAAAAACATCAAGCCAGAGCATACTGCTCTTCTGTTAGGTTAAGTCTACATCTGGCCGCCTCGTTTCGGGGGGTGGCCTTTTTAATGAGGAAGACAAATGGCTACGATAGTAGTAGAGACAGGCAGTGGCTCATCAACTGCCAACTCGTATGTATCAGAATCAGAATTAGCTACTTATGCTTCAGATAGAGGCATAACCTTAACCGGTACACCTTCAATTCTAATTATTCAAGCTATGGATTATTTAGAGTCTAAGAACTTTATTGGCACTAAATCAACCTTAGAACAAAATCTGCAATGGCCCAGAACGGGCGTTGAGATTGACAACTTTTACATAGTGTCTAGCTCTATTCCGTCACTTCTTAAAGAAGCTGAGATGGAATTGTGCGTTGCTTTAGACGGAGGGGTAAACCCCCTTGCAAATCAAGATAGAAAGACCTTAAAAGAAAAGGTTGGCGAACTAGAGGTTGAATATGCCCCTAGCGCATTAGCTATTACTTATTTGACGGCAGTTGAGGCCAAGCTAAAGAAACTGCTTCTGCCTACTGCAAGGATTATTCGTGTTTGATTACGCGTCACTAAAGAAAACGGCATCTAAGCTAATATCTAACTTTGGTGCTAATTCGGTTATTAGTAGAGAAGACGGTGGCGGTTATAATGTTGCATCTGGCTCTATGTCTAGCGGCATTCCAATAAGCTTTACCGTTAAATCTGTTAGAGCGCAGTTTAGTATTGCAGAGAAAGCATCATCTGCTGTTCAAGACGCAGATATAAAAATGCTTGTTGAAGCAGGCAAAGGCATTCCAGCAATTGATAATACCTTGACGTTTGATAGCGTAAGCTACCGGATAATGGATGTTACTACAATCTCGCCATCTGGCACGGATGTGTATTATGAGCTTCACCTTAGATCTTAAAGAGTATGTTGATAAGACCGGCGAAGACATTGTTGAAGTTGTCCAGCAAACTTGTATAGAAGTGTTTACTAAGATAATAATGGATACCCCAGTTGGAAAGCCGGAGTTATGGAAAAACAAACCTCCCGCAAACTATAAAGCTGGTGCTTTAAGAGCTAATTGGCAAACATCGTTAAACCAACAAGCTTCAGGAATATTAAGCAAGAGAGATAAAAGCGGAAAGCGAGCTATTAACAGAATGAAGGCTATGGTAAGTAAATATGATGGCTTGGGATCTGTTGTTTTTGTGAACAATCTTTCTTATGCGTCAAGAATTGAATATCTAGGCCATTCATCCCAAGCTCCAACTGGAATGGTAAGAGTAAATGTTGCGGCTTTTCAGCAAGCAATGGATCAAGCTGTTAAAAAGGTTAGCCCATGAGTACAGTGTTTTCAAACATAAGCGCGGCTTTAGACGTAAGACTAGGCACTTTGGCGGGATCATCTCCTGTAGCTTGGGAAAATATTGCCTATAAGCCCGTTAAAAATACGTTATACTTGAGGCCAACTCATTTGCCTGCCCCTACAGTACAAGCTGGACTTGGAACTGCTGGTATAGACGAATACTTAGGGTTATATCAAGTTGATGTTTTTGCAATGGCCGGAGAAGGTAGAGGTACAGCAGAAGCGAAAGCCGATGTAATTGCCGACCACTTTAAGCGCGGTACAGATTTATTGTACAATGGCGTTTATGTTCGGCTTGGTAATGTATCAAGAAACTCAGGACTTATTGACGAAGATCGCTTCGTATTTCAGTAACATTAATTATATGGCTCATGTAGCACCGAGGTAAAGTATGACTATTGCAACAGGCTCAAGACACAACATGGCGTATGTTGTCGAATCTACATTCGGTACTACTCCAACCACTCCTTCATTTACACCTATTCGTCACACCGGAACTACTATTGGACTGTCTAAAAGACGCAATAGAGTCCGAAGAGTTACGAGAAGATCGTCAGGTAGCTCATTTCCGTCACGGCAAACAGAAAGCGTTGCTGGCGACATTAATGTTGAACTGTCTTACGAGTCATTTGACGACTTGCTTGAGGCCGTATTGTGTGGCACTTGGGCTACAAACGTCCTTAAAGCAGGAACTACCCGAAGAAGCTACACCGTTGAGCGTCATCACCAAGACATTGGCAAGTATCTGCGCTCTACTGGTTGCAACTTTAATGCGCTTTCTTTGTCTGTTGCCCCTAACTCTATGGTAACTGGATCGCTTTCGGTAATTGGTAAAGACTTTACAATAGCTTCTGCTGCTATTACTGGCGCAACTTACGCAGCCGAAACTACTACATCACCATTTGATTCGTTTACTGGTTCAATTTACAGAAGGCGGATCAAGCATTGCTGTTATTACTGGGCTTGAGCTAAGTCTTGATTAACGGAATGGAATCTATGTATGTAGTTTGGCTCTAGCTCTACTTTGCTGCCTTCTATTGGCAAGTCATCTGTTTAAGCGGTTCAGTTACAGCTTATTTTGAGAACAGCACCTTAATTGACAAGTTTATTAACGAAACATCTTCTAAGCTTAACTTTTGTGTTAACTGATTTAGCTGGCAACTCGTAC